TACACTGCTTTTGAAGAGGCAGTTACAACATATGGAAACGAATTATACGCTTACAACTTAAGAGACAACATGTTGAATGTAGCAGGAGCATCGACTTCTTCAAACATGAATCATGCTACAATGACTCCTACTTTAGCAAACATAATTAGAATTTCCCAACAATATGCTGTAGAATCAGGAACAGGAGGAAACGTAAACTACTATAGTGGATCATTCATCACAACAGCGTCTATTCAAGACTATGACTTTAATGCTTGGGCAATAGAAAACAATGTAACAGGTGGAATGGAAATCAAAAGAATATTTTGGCAACCACCTCCAGCAGTAAATCAAGTGTACAACTTAGGAGTATTTTCAGGTTTAGGAGGAGTTCCAGCAGTTGGTGCTTATGGTTTATTTGGTTCAACAGGATTTTTAATGTATCCAACAAGTCTTTTACTTCAATCTGCTCAAGCAGTTGAAATGCAAAATGAAGTTTCATTAGCAGGATATACATTTGAACTTATAAACAACAAGTTAAGAATATTCCCTATTCCTCCACGTGATGGAGATCACATATGGTTTCAATATCTTAACATTGAAGAAAGAGCAAACAGTGTAATATCTCAAACACCAGGAGTAGTAACTAACGTTTCAAATGCTGGATATGCTAATCCTACTTACACACAAATAAATTCTATTGGTAGACAATGGATTTTTGAGTACACTTTAGCATTGTGTAAAGAAATGTTAGGATATGTTAGAGGAAAATACTCAACAGTACCCATTCCAAACAGAGACATTTCTTTAAATCAATCAGACTTGATTACAGCTGCAACAGCGGAAAAAACATCATTAGTAGAAAGATTAAGAGCATATTTAGACGAAACTTCTCGTCAAGCATTATTAGCAAGAAGACAAGCAGAAAGTGACTCAGCAATGAATGAGTTAGGAAAATCACCAATGACAATTTTTATAGGATAAGATGGCATTATTTGGATCTAGTCGAGATGTTTCTTTCATAAGAAAAATGAATAGAGAGTTAATGGGCGACATTATCACTCAACAGTGTGCTTTCTACAAGTACAAGTTGAAGGAAACGCCAACTAACATATATGGAGAAGCCTCAACAGGAAGAACATTCGATGGTCCAGTCTTACTAAATGCTCTTATTACAGTTGGAGACAACACAAGTCCTACAAGTGACTTGGGTGTAAACTTTGACTGGCCAGTAAGTTTTGCTTTCTTAAGAGATGATTTAGTAGATGCAAACGTGCATCCCGAAGTAGGAGACGTTATATTGTATCAAGAAAGTTATTGGGAAATAGACAATACAAACATAACTCAATTCTTTGTAGGTAAAGATCCTGATTATCCTTACGCTCAAAATCCTTTAAATCCTAATCTTGATCAGTTCGGATACAACGTTAGTGTAACATGTGAATGTCATTATGTTCCAAGTGACAGATTAGGAATCCTTAAATCAAGATTATAATGGCAACCAAAGGAAGAAAACCAATACCAAAAACACAAAGAGAAATTAGTGTTTCTCAACAAGTTCCTTTTGACCAAGAAGTAGGAAATCCTAATCTAGCAAATGAAATAAATAGAGGTGAACAAATTTCTTTTAAAGGAGACACTGTTAAACCTTTCTCTATAGGCATTCAAGACATAGATGAGTCTATATTTTACTACTTTCAAAACGTCATTAAACCTTTTGTAATACAAAACGGAGAAAGACTAGAAGTGCCTATTATATATGGTTCACCTGAAAAGTGGAAGTCATTTCAAAAAGACGGATACTATAGAGATTCGCAAGGAAGAATTATGATGCCCATCATCATGATTAAAAGAGACAGCATTGACAAAGTAAGGAGCATAGCAAATAAATTAGACGCTAACAATCCAAACAACATTTCAATTCACAGAAAGAAGTACAGTCCTCAAAACGGATACGACAACTTTGGAGTGTTAAACAATGTAGTGCCTCAAAAAACAAACTACGCAGTTGTAGTTCCAGACTACATAACTGTAACTTATAGTTGTGCCGTTAATACTTATTATATGGATCAACTGAATAAAATTGTAGAAGCAATTGAGTATGCGTCTGATTCATATTGGGGTGATCCTTCAAAGTTTCAGTTTAGAGCGATGATTGATTCGTTTGCTATTAAAACAGAATTGTCAGATAAAGAGGAAAGAACAGTAAGTAGTACATTTAGCATAAAGTTAAATGGATATATAGTTCCAGATGTGCCGCAAAAAGACTTAACAGCATTAAAGAAAATACCGGATGTAATTAAAATTACAGTAACAGAACAAGTAGTAAGCAACATAAACAACATTAATCAATAAAATCTATGACAGTAAAAGTTTTAACACAAGAAGAAATTACACAATTGAAAGCAATTCAAGAAAAACGTTTTCAATTGACTGAACAATTTGGCATAATTGAACTAAGAATTCAAGAGTATAATTTACAAAAAGAACATTTAGTAGATGAATTGAAAAAATTACGTCAAGAAGAAATCACAGCAGGCGAAGCCCTTCAGAAAAAATATGGTGACGGATCAATCAACCTCGAAAAAGGGGAATTTGTAAGTACCTAATATTTTTAAAGAGTTTCACCATATTTATAACAAAATTAAACACAATAAAAAATGGCAGAAACATTAATATCACCAGGCGTTCTAGCAATAGAGACCGACCAGTCTTTTTTAACTAAAAGACCAGTTACAGTAGGAGCAGCAATCATTGGACCAACTGTTAAAGGTCCTGTTGAAATTCCAACAGTATGTACTACTTGGAGTGAATATCAAAACAGATTCGGTACTACTTTTACAAGCGGTAGTGCAACTAATCTTCAAACTTACTCTTATCTTACCTCAATTGCAGCGTACAATTACTTTGCTAATGGTGGAATATCATTATTAGTAGCAAGAGTAGTATCACAATCTTCTGGTTGGGCTGCGGCTACAAGTACATTTATTCCAACTGGATCAGGTACAACTGGAACTTCACCTTTTGTATTGCAAACAATTTCTAAAGGTACTATTATGAACAGCTCAGGTTCTGAAACCACTAATAATGTTTTAGTAAGTGGATCAGCAGATAACTTTAGATGGCAAATTGTAAACGCAAACAGTGGATCTGGAACATTTGATTTGTTGATTAGAAGAGGTGATGATAATATTTTACAACCTGTTGTTTTAGAAGCATTTACTGGTTTAACTTTAGATCCATATTCTCCAAACTATATTTCTAAAGTAATTGGAGACAGTATTCCAACTTTAGTATCTACTGCAACAGATACATACATCCAATTTTCTGGTTCTTATGTTAATAGATCAAGTTACATAACTGTAAAACAAGTAAATTTCACAACTCCAAATTTCTTTAACAGTAATGGAGTAACATCAAGTGCTCTATATCCAACATATATTCCGGTAAATGCAAGTGGAACATTCGGAGCAGCTACTGAAGTACTTAAAGGTGGAGCTAATTTCTATCAAAACATTACTGATACTAATACTCAAGGATTAGTTGGAGCAAATTACAATAATATGATTAATTTGTTAGCTAACACTGATGATTATAAATTCAATGTGTTAATGACTCCAGGTATATATGATGGTGGTGCTCTTGTGAGTCAAGTAGCTTCAATTGTTACAAATACTCAAAATCGCGGCGACAGTATTTATATACTTGACCCAGTAGCTTACAATAAAACAGTATCTGACGCAGTATCAGCAGCAGCAACTCGTAACACTTCATATGCCGCTGAATATTGGCCATGGTGTCAAGTTGTTGAACCTTCAACTGGTCAATTAGTTTGGGTTCCAGCTTCAACAGTAATCGGTGGTGTTTATGCTTACAACGATTCAGTATCTGAACCTTGGTTTGCACCAGCAGGTATAAACAGAGGTGGATTATCTCAAGTAGTTAGAGTAGAACAAAAACTATCTCAATCAAGTAGAGACACTTTATACGCAGGAAAAGTAAATCCAATTGCTACATTCCCTGGAACAGGTGTTGTAGTGTATGGTCAGAAAACATTACAAACTAGAGCTAGTGCTTTAGACAGAGTAAATGTTAGAAGATTATTGATTGCTTTAAAATCATACATTGGTCAAGTAGCAAACAATTTAGTGTTTGAACAAAATACAATTGCAACAAGAAATCAATTTTTAAGTCAAGTGAACCCATATTTAACAAGTGTTCAACAAAGACAAGGATTGTATGCTTATAAAGTAATAATGGATGATTCAAACAATACTCCTGATGTAATTGACAGAAATCAATTAGTAGGTCAAATTTATTTACAGCCAACTAAAACTGCTGAATTTATTTATTTGAACTTTAATGTTACACCAACTGGAGCAACATTTCCAGCATAATAAAAAATACATCTTCCCTTCCAAAAGAAGGGGAGATTTTTTAAAAACATAATATTTATAACAAAACAAAACACAATGGCAATATTAGATCCAAACGAAATATTTTTCACAGCATTCGAACCAAAAGTAAAGAATCGCTTTATCATGTATGTTGATGGCATTCCTGCATACACAATTAAAAAAATTGGTGCTGTAGAAGTAACAATGGATGAAATTAC